AACTGGTGGAACTTGGTTATGTTGACCTTGGCTCGTACTTCCCGTATGACAAAGACGCAGCGGCTAATCTTGATTGGTTCTATCATCTTACCGGCGGGGTCACTCATACTGATTTTTTCGCAGTTCGGCCGACGGATTATTCGAAAGCTAACGAAGGCGAAGACTTTGAAGACATCTGGTAATTGGATAGGTATAACACAAGATGATATAGATGATATATATAAAAGATAATTTTTTACCTAAAAATTTGTACAATGAACTATTAAATTATAGTGATAAATTTGAGCAAGTTAAAACTCCGGGTAAATCTTTTTGGGTAAAAGAATTGCCTGGAGAATTTTCAAGCTATATAACAAAAAGGTTAGAGTTATTAGAAGGTAAAAAAATTAAAAATATATTATGCTTTTTACGTGAAGCAAAGCAAGGTCAAGACGATCGATGGCGTATACATAACGACACTATAATAGACGGTCAACAGCCAGATCGAGCTATTGTGCTATACATTAAAAGCGATGAGGATAAGCTAAACGGCACGGCTTTTTGGGAGCACGAAAATTATGGCCACACTTATATAGAAACAGAAAAAGAGGAATTTAATCGAATGCTAATAGAAGATGCAAACGATAAATCTAAATGGAAATTAAACTCCGTTGTAGGATATAAGGATAACAGGCTATTGTCATACCCGTGTAATTATTTTCATAGCAAATACCCAAATGAATATAAAAATCAAAGAATAGTATTAGTAATGTTTTATAAATATGAAGACACAAAAGCAAAGTAGAGTAGACAGTTTAGAAAAAAGAATGGCGGCGACTACAAATGTACTGCAGCACATGATGAATGAACTGTCTTATATTAAAGATTTATGCGTAGGAACGCTGGAAACAATTAAACAAATGCCTGATTATGAAGAAGCTATCAACAAGCTTAAGGAAAAAGTGGCTGCAGAACCTGGTGAGACAGAAGAAGCTGACGCCGATAGAAAGACTTTCGAGTAGATTAGGATATATGGGCACGGCATTTATGATGTTATCCCCTCATATCTTACCAGATCAAACTGGAATGATTACATATATTATAGCGGGTGTGATATCAATACCTCAAGTATTTGTAGCAAAACAATGGAACTTAGTAGCGGTAAATTTAAACGTAGCAATAGCCTACACAATACTATATTTAACATAATGTGGAATGAAAATTGGAAAAAAGGAGAAGATTACCCTGCGTGGGGTAATAACGACGTCTACAAGAAGACTATATCCGGGGGATATTTATTCGACGGAGAAACACCTAGAGAAGCATACCATCGAGTCGCTAAAACGGTTGCTCGTAGATTATATAAGCCGGAAATGGCAGAAACGTTTTTTAATTATATTTGGAACGGCTGGCTTTGCCTCGCTAGCCCTGTACTTTCAAACACCGGTACTGATCGCGGTTTACCTATTAGCTGTTTTGGTATTGACGTCGCTGACAGCATACAAGACATAGGACAAAAGAATTTAGAGATGATGCTACTCGCTAAGCACGGCGGTGGAGTTGGTATCGGAGTTAATATGATTAGACCCGCTGGCGCAACAATAACAGGTAATGGAACATCAGACGGGGTTGTCCCCTTTTGCAAAATATACGACTCAACAATTCTTGCAACTAATCAAGGATCAGTCAGAAGAGGAGCTGCTTCTGTCAATATTAACATTGAGCACGACGATTTCGAGGAGTGGTTGGAAATCAGAGAACCTAAAGGAGATGTTAACAGACAATCGCTTAACCTACATCAGTGCGCAGTTGTTGGTGATAAGTTTATGCGACGCCTTGAACAAGGAGATGCGAATGCTAGAACTAGATGGAGTAAACTACTTAGAAAGCGAAAAGCAACTGGAGAACCGTATATATTATTTAAAGGAAACGTTAACAAAGCAAATCCAAAAGCATATAAAGAAAACGGATTAAAAGTACATATGACAAACATATGTTCAGAAATTACATTGCATACAGATGAAAATCACAGTTTTGTATGTTGCTTATCATCATTAAATTTAGCTAAATATGAAGAATGGAAAGATACTAACCTTATATACGACGCCACGTGGTTTCTTGATGGCGTTATGGAGGAATTTATTCAAAGAGCCAAAGGACTTAGAGGTTTTGAAAATGCCGTTCGTTCAGCTACTAAAGGACGAGCGCTTGGGCTGGGTGTACTCGGATGGCACACGTATCTCCAGGAAAAAGGTATTCCTTTTGAAGGGCTACTTGCTCAGTTTGAAACTAGGCGCATTTTTTCGCAAATTAAAATTGAATCTGAAAGAGCAAGCAGGGTTCTTTCTGAAATCTATGGTGAACCTCTTTGGTGCGCTGGCACTGGCTATCGTAACACCCATCTTAGGGCTGTTGCTCCTACTGTGTCTAATAGTAAGCTTAGTGGTAATGTTAGTCCTGGCATTGAGCCTTGGGCCGCTAATGTTTTCACGGAACAAAGCGCGAAGGGTACGTTCATTAGGAAGAACCCCACGCTTGTAAAGCTACTTAGAAAACATAAATTAAATACAAATGAAATATGGGATAAGATACTTGCTGATGGCGGTAGTGTACAAGACATTAAAGAGCTTGACGATATAACAATGGCGCACGATATACCAGCAAAAGAAGTATTTAAAACCTTTAAAGAAATAAACCAACTGGAACTAGTAAATCAAGCAGGCATACGCCAACAATATATAGATCAGTCGGTTAGTTTGAATCTTGCTTTCCCAAGCATCGCTACACCGAAATGGATTAACCAAGTCCATATGCAAGCATGGAAGAGTGGAATAAAAACTTTATATTACACAAGGACAGAGTCGGTGCTTCGCGGGGATATAGCTCAACAAGCTATGAATCCTGAGTGTACCGCTTGTGATGGATAATTAAAAAAGGGGAGGCCGTTAAGCTTCCCCTTCTTGGTTACAGGATTTTTGGGTATGGTACGCCCGTTTTTTTATTCCTGTCAATATGTCCACATGACACAAGGGCTCTTAGCCTTGTCAATATCTACATGTATGAATGTTGCACTTACACCTATTCTATTAAAACCTAATTTAATTAAAATTTTAATAAGCTCGAATCTTTCTGAAGAAGTAGCACATGCAATATCTGCGGCTAAACCTTTTAAATGCGAAGACCCAGATGTTCCCCCAACTTTTTCATTATGAGCTTCTGTTCGGTAACCAGAGTTAATTACTATGGGTTTACCATAATTTTTACGAGCAACTTCCAGCATGCTTAGTAATTCCTCACTCATTAATTGGCCACTCCCTTGTACGTCGGGGGAATCAAATTCTTCATAAGTAAAATACTTCATTCTCATTTCTTTTTCTTCCTTTTTATATTAGATGCTCTCTTACCCATTCCAACTCTTTTCTTTTCAGCAACAGCTTTTTTCTTTTCTGACGGGGACATCTCGCTCCAGGTTTTTACAGTCTTACTGTTTATCCTTTTGCTTGGTCTACACTTTTTTGTTTTTTTATTTTTAGTAGATCCACAAGGATTGCCTTTTTCATCGGTCCATTTTTCTTTAAACCAGCGTTTAAGATTAGCTCCTTTTTGAGTTTTACGAACAGCCATTACTTTTTCTTTTTGCCTTTTGCTTTTCTGCATTTTGCTATTGCACCGCTTGCGTAAGCCGATGGAAATACCTTGTACTGCTTCTTTACTTTATGATAGCATGCGTCTTTTAGTTCGAATGGTGACTTTGATGATTCCATATTAATCTTTTTTAATGTTATATTTTTTACCCATAGCTTCGTAGAAACCTTTTAATTCTTTAGTTGGTGTTTGGAAAAACACTCTTCTGTCTTCGGGTTTAAGACTGTCAATTACCTGTTGTTTAAACTTTTCTTGTTTTTCTCTGTTTATTCTTCTTGTCTCCTTGGCTTTCACTTTTCCTTGTTCTTTCCTAACGCCTTTGGCTTCTGTTTTAATTAAATCAAACTCTTCGTTTTTAGCATTAACATCCCACGTTCTCCAGCCTAAACCTAACGCCATTCTTTGGAAGGCGGTATTCCTTTTATCAAAAGCCTCTGTAATAGCCTGTGTTTCCATTATCGCTCTATCAAGCGGCACATTTAATGTGGCTGATGCAACATTACCAATAATACTATATGTTGGCGAAAGATTAAACTTACCGTCCATCGTAACGTCCCAAGGATGCTTAGCTATAACATCTTTGTCAAATTTATACGTTTGAATGCCAGAGTATATTTTTCTAAGCTTAGATCCTATTGGGGGCGCTATGTTTGCGGCCTCTATGATAGTATATGTATGATCTGCTTTGTATCCTTTTTTATCTTGCTCTAAGAACTTTAATATAGTATTTTTTACAGTAGACACTACAGCTCCATATATACCAGTACCGCGCAATATTGTATCGGTCATACCGTTTAACATACGTGTAAGCTTCTTGTCTTGTGTAGCTTCTCTTTCTTCTTCTGTTTCCTCTTCATCATCAAACCCAGGTATTAAAGCAAATGCTGCGTTTTGCAATGCTGAGAATATTATATTTTGCACGGCGCCATAATAAACAATCTTAGATATATTTGACTTAGCATCTCCACGGCCATTTACAAGGTCCTGAGCGGCTTTTTTCATCAATCTAGTGTATTGCATCGGCGTGTTTTGGAAAGACAATATAAGACGCCCCGCAACGCTTCGCTGTTGTTGTGATACCAATGCCGGATCCCCTGATTGCTGTGACTCGTCTGATATTTTGCTAAAGTCTAAAAACGCTTTTGCCTCAGCATCTTCTTGAGACATACCTTCTTTTAAATAAGTATTAACTCTGTTGCGATAAAATGTAGCGCCACCTGCTGCAATTGCAAAACTATCCGCAATTTGCGTTGGCGTAAATCCTATTTTTAATAAATAAGAAACAGCAGCGCTAGCCTTGTCCTTTGCGTTTTTAGCGGCGTTAGCAATCTCTTGCTCTTGTACATCAGATTTTAAACCTCCCCTACGTTGTTTTAATTTATCGGAATTAAACAGCATAGCAAAGTCTTTCCAGTATTGAGGTTGATTAGCAAACGCTAAACCTGCTTTTAAAGGATTATTGTCGCCCCAATTAATAAAGTTAATTGAAGATATAGTTTGCAATAAGGCTGACCTTCTGTTAAAAAACATTATAGTACCAACAGAATTGTTAACCCAATTGTTCCACGCATTAGTAATCTTGTTAGCGCCTGAAGTACGGTTTGTGCCGTTTTTCATTGCAAATAAAGAATCCTCAATACCCTCTCTTAGGTTTGTTCCATATACAGCTTCTATTTTATTTAAATTCTTTTCGCTAAATATAATTTCGGCGTTTTCAATAAACTCCGCTAGATATTCTTTTCTATTTACTTTTTCTGTTAAACTCTGCAAATCACTAAGCACAGTCTTAGCATCCCAAAATTCACCTGGCTCAGTCCATTTATCTTTCTTTGACACAGCTAATAATCCGTCTGCATAACCCGATAGGTCCGCGTCATTCCTTACAAGTTTTACTAGTCTAGCTTGATCTCTTTTAGATATACCAGGTATTTCGTAACCAGCTTTGTCCCAAAGATAAACTCTAATAGCAGAATCATATGTATAATCCCCTTCCGGTACAAGTTTATTAATAATTCTTCTAACTGGTTTAAACATTTTATTTAAAGCCCTAGTGTCATTCTTAATTGTTTGACGAGCTCTTTCCATTGCTGCAACACCCTGAAAATAAGGATCCATTAAATTTTGCTCAAAGAAAGCTTGATCAGCTTCGCCTTGTTTTCCTTTGCCAGCAAATACGTATTGTGTTAAACCTCTAAAGTCTTCTGCGCTTGGCGGAATAAAGAATTTAAATCTACCTTTTGTTTTACCTCTTCTTCTGGCAACTGCTGCAGAAAATTCTTTAAAGTCTTCAACGCCCTTTTGGCGTTCAATCATTTTATTAAAGTCTACGTCTAAGCTAATACTGTGTTTAACTCTAGCTTGCTGAACTTTGCCTTTAACATCAAAAACATTAAGCACATCTTTGACGGCTTTAACGTTACCCATGTGATCGTCTACAAAGTAGAAGTCGTTGTATCCATCGGCAACCTTTCCAACCATCCATGCCGCTTTAGCCGCTGGTGCTCCATTAGCTAATCCAGTTATATTTTCAAGTGGAATTTCTAAGCCTATACCTTTTAAAAATTTATATATAGCCGGAGCTGAGTCAGCTGGTCTTGCTGTTAATACAAATATATTTTTATTACCAAATTTTTCTATAGCTTTTTTAAGCCTTGGGGCTAATGGCCCCGGTGTTCCTTTAACAACTTTGCTAAATTCACTAAAATTAAATTCAGCGCCTTCATTAGCCAATGTTTCACCTTGTTTAGCAAACTCGGCTGGCGTTATTCTATAAGTCTTACCATCTTTAGTCACTATAACCTGACTTTTACTGAATGCCAGTGTGTCATCAAAATCATATACGCTAATGCCTTTAGGTGTAATTGAATACTTGCCCTTGCGTGCGTTAGCCATTGCTTTATCAACTGTTCTTTTTTCTTCAGTTTCCTGTGTAGCGTCTGCTTTAATTACAGGGTTTTTGCCCTTCTCGTTAAAGTATTGTTCATACTGTTCTCCTACGGTTTCCGTGCCGTCGTAGCTAACCATAGCGTATGGCATGCGTCCTCTTGTAAATAAATTATAATATCTATTGTGCCAAGCCGTTTCACCCGGAACATAATTAGCGGTGGTTATAGCGCCGTATCCAGCCTTGTCTAACACCTTATCCATTTCTTTAACTGGAATAATAGTTACTCTGTAATCATTCCATAAAGCTTCCATGTTGTGTTCCGTGTTGCCGTTTACATAGTAATCGTACATATAAGCTAAAACAACTCTGGCTGGTATCGCATGCTCAAACCTAAAGTCTGAAGGAGTATCTGATTTTATAACAGTAGACTTACCCCAAACCCTGGCTGATGCTCTTAACGCATTCCCCGTGCCGTTGTTCATGGTAGAGAGTAATGCCAGCGCTACATTAGGATCTAAATCTTGCTTTGCAAAGTTTTTAAAGAATGAAGTAACAAACTTCTGAGCGGCTTTGTAATTTACTTCATCAGGTTTATAGTTTTCCCTGAGCATGCCTTTTGACACGTTAGTTACAGGGCTATATTTTCTAGCAACCGATGTTCCGTCTGTAAAAAATATTTTTTTGTTTTCTATTTTATCAATCTTTTTGCCATCTAAATTTAATTTATTATACAAGCTTTGCAGTAAATCCTCCGCTCCACTAAATAAATCGGCTCCTGGTTTTGTTATGGGGCTTCCGTCTTTTCTAATACCGGGTACTAACTTTTGAGTTTTTAAATCAAACTTAAATAACCCTATTGAAGCTGATGAACTAAACGAACTATTTGCAAAAGCCACGATCATCTGTAGACCTTCGTCAATGCCGTATTCGTCGATTATCATTTGCATGCTTTCAATTGCGGCCGCCCTAGCAAGCATAATAGTATCTTTATCTCTAAAAACTTCTGAAGCATTCATTGGCGCTCCAACTAATTTTTGTAAAGCTAAAGCCTCGTCTGATTGATTAGATATTTCATCAAGTATTTGTTTGAATACTGGAACGGGTACGCTTTCAGCTGCTTTATTAACAGGTTTAAGTCTGTTCGCGAACTGTTCAGCTACGCCATCTATTATCTTAGGATCAAAATCAAGCGCTCCATACGTTGTTAAAAATACTTTCCTAATATTACCCTTACTAAGATTTTTAAGGCTCATTACACGATCAAAAAACAAATCTTTATTTAAGTCAAATTTAAATCTTTCGGTAGGATTCATTCTGCCAACGGAAAATTTACCTCTACCTGTTTGTTTTTCAATTTCAACAATCTCAGCTTCTTTGGCTAAACCATTATCTCTTAATACCTCGGGCAATACATCGAACGCGGCTTCTTCGGCAATAACATCTGCAAACGAAGTTTTACGCGCATTCCGAACATTAGTCGCTTTGTCGTTAGCTTTTAAGTACTCAGTACCTTCTTTTTTAACTTGGCCATCATATTTTCTTTTCTTAAACTTACGATTGTTCGCGTACTTATTTGCAATACGTTTACCCCTTATAGCGCCGCGATCAATAGCGTCGTTGTAAGCCTCAACCTCGGCAACTGACATGTAATTTGGTGATCCGTCCTCATTCGTAATCTCCTCCATTAAAAATGAAAACCTATCTGAAATAGTAGACTTAGGCATTATGCTATACACATTCTGAAAGTTTCTATCTACAAACGAATCATAGTTAACTCTTTTTTCTTTATTGCCAACTTTTTCAGTATTGTCAAAGTTAGCGCCGCGATCCATAATACTTTTGAATAAGTTACCCAATTTATCACGCATTGCGTTAGCAAGCTCGGTTCTAAATTTTTTACTACCGATAGGCGCAGTAAACTTGGTTGTAGCATACGCTACTTTAACATTTTCTTTTACTTTCTTTTGAACTTGATCAGATATTGACACTGGGTTTCCTTCTTTATCAAGAACAATAACCTCATCGGTTATTTGTGGAAATTCTTTTTTGACTTCTTTAGCTTCCCGCTCTTTTCTTTTTAAAGTATCGTCAGCTTTTTCTTTGCCCACAAGTTCTCTTCTTCCTGGTTCTGAAGGAGCGGCTTCTACAGTAATTTCGCCAAAGCCTTTTGTTTTATTAATTACACCTTGAAGCCTATTGTCTATTTGGCCATATATATAACTACTAAGTTTTGTTCCACCCTCTGGGTTGTACGATTTTATTAAAAAGGGTATTCCGTCATCACCTTTTTCAATACCAGTAGCTGTTCTATTTATAACCTCATCTTTGAACTCATCGTATCTAGGGACTTGATCTCTGGATTTCATTCTGTATGCTACATATGAAGCATACTGCTCGCCCACCATAAAACCTATAACAAGCTTAGTATTTTCAGGAACAGCATCCCATTGCTCTTTTGTAAAATTAGGCTTGCCGTCTTCATTTATTCTTAAATCTAACCCATAGGATTCAGCTCCTGTATTAAATGCTTCATTACCTTTTTGAAACATTCTATTTTTGTCATCAGTATTAAAGTTGCTTGGTGCACTAAATGATGATTTACCTTTTAGCGAAGACTTTTTAGGTCCTTTTTTAACTTTCTTTTGTATACGTCTACCAATCTTACCTTCTCTAAAATCAGCATTACGGTTTAGCATGTAATTTAAAGCGCCTTCAGGTGTGGTAGTATTAATGCCATTAAAAAAACTTTCTTTAGATCTTTTGGCTTCTTGATTAAGTTCAGCATCAAAAGCATAAAAAGTTTCTTGAGCAACCTTCGTGTATTCGTCTTTATATGCAGCGCTTGTATCTTTCCATTCCTTACCAACATCTTCAGTAAGATCGCTTCTGTTTGCTAATATGCTTTTAACTTGCTCATCAACGCCAGCTAAATCAGGTTGTGATAGTCTAGCGTGCAGATTATCTGCATATTGTTTTTGTTTTTCAGGAGTGTCAAAAACACGATCATCAATAACGTGAGCTACCTCATGCACTACAGCTGTCGCCGCAAGAATATTCCCTTTTTTAATTTCAGCTTCAGCGCGTTCTTTATTAAAAGTTAAATATTTGCCATCATATACATATCCGTTGCTATCTGGGTTTTCTAATGCTTCGTATATTTTATTTTTTTGATCCTCGGTTAAATCTGTGTCTTCCAGTTCTTTTTGCGCCTCTTTTTTATTAGAAGCCTGTATTATTTTTAAACCAGCATCATTTACTATTTTAGAAGACACCGTGCCTCTTGTATTTAAAGTAATAGCTTTTGCTGTATAAAACTGTGCATTCACCCCTTCTGCCGCATAGGCTTTTTCTTTTGCTGTTTTAGACAAAGGCTTGTTGTTCACGTCTACTAAGCTTTCAACTTTTTTGACTATTTTAGGATTTGCTTTCGCTAGCTTAACGTAGCTTAGCCTTTGCTCATTTCTAATTTCATTAATAATAAAAGCAAGCTTGTCCTTTCTATTTAAAGAACGATATTCATTTGCCTTATTAGTATCGGTTGTTTCAAGCTTTTGCTTTATTCTTTTCCCGGATGGGCCTAGCGAGTTTTCAACGCGATCGTAATTAACATCTTTTTTAAGCTGATCTTGCTGCTTCTTAATAGTAGCTCTTCTAATGTCAAAATTTTCAGCCTGTTGGTTTTTACCTTCTTTCTTTAGTTTGGCTTTATAGTTATTTACTTTTTCTTCAGCAATTGTTGGAGTGTCTTCTGGTCTTACGCCAGCTTCAGACATTAACTCTTTTTCTAGTCTACCAAGACCAAGCAGTTTCTTTTGATTATCACCACCTAATGCTATTGCGTCAACCTCTAAGCCCGTAACAGCAAAGCCTTGTTCTTTCATTTTAGTAGCCAATTGCGCAATAAGTATATCTCGCGAGCTTGCGTCTGTGGATTCTTGTATACTTATACTTAAGTCTTGTATATCCCGGGTTAAACCATTAATGTCTTTTTGAAACTCTATGGTAGCTGCATTGTTCATTAGTGCAGAGTATGCAACACCCGGTGTAGACATGGTGCCCGATGTAATCAAAGCAGACACAGCGGTATCGTCCCATTGGCTAAAGTCCATATCTCTACCTAGTATAATGCCCTCGCTTAGTGCTGTGTCGCCAAAGTAAATAAGCTCTTCTTCAAGTATCTCACCCCCTAGTCTTTTTCCAAGCTCAAGGCCTGCCATGCCAAGCTTTTTTAAATTACTTTTATATAAAAAATTAGATATATTTATCCCGCTTTTTGAAAAGTCTTTAATTGCTTTTAACGAGTTTGGAGCAGTACCTATAAATGATGTTACCGTACCTTCAATAAAACCAGTTGCCCACGCAGCATTCACAATTTGCTGATCCGTAAGATCACCCATTGCTATTGTTTTATTAAGATCAAGTTCGTTTGATGTGTAAGTATTGTAATCTATTAAACCAGATTCATAGGCAACACGATTTAATTCTTTTTGATTCTTAGCGTCTTCTCCAAGTTTTTGAGCCATTACTAAGTCTCTATACTTTTGAGCCCCTGAGGATACCCCAAATTGAGTACCAACAGCTAGTTGAGTAGCTATTTTACCCATATTTAGCGCTGTACCAACTCCAGACGTTCCTATAGCTAATATAATATTAGGCGCTTGTTGCCCCAGCGTTCTTAAACCAAATAAACCAGCCCTGCCTTGAGCCAATGCTTGATCATAGGTAAGCATGGTTTCAAATTGCTGATTTTTTCTCTGCAGTCTTTCCTGTTCTTTGACAGCATATTCAGATCCGCCTAATACGGTTGGCACCGCAAGCGCTAATCCAGCAAAAGCATCATTAAGATCTTTAGCCAGTAATGCTCCTGTGTCATATTCTTTCATGCTAAGGTCAAATAGCTCCGCGGGTGTTATTTCTCTGTCCTGTCTTTTTTGTTGGAATTGAGCAATATCTTGCACATAATTTTGAGCACTTTGATTGTAATCAAACTGGGCCGCCATAGTAGAATTTTGAAGCTTGTACCATTGGCCCATTGCTAAATTCACTTCTTGCTGCTCTTTCTCAGATAATCCTTTTTTGGTTTGATTTGCTGTAAATACGTATTGGCCATCAATATTGTCTACTTTAAATTCAACGTTTGGTGTGGATTTTGATATTCTTTCGGCTTCCCCAACAATAGTTTTAGCAATATGATCGCGAGTTTTAATTAACTCTTCTTTATATTCTTTTTTGCCTTCTTTATATAAATCAACATCTTCCTTGTCAAAACGGTAAGCGAGCTTAAGCAAATTGGCTTTGCCTGATTCTTTCATCATAGCCTCCTGTATGGTTACCATGCGTGAGTCTAGCTCTGATGTCTTATAGTTTTCGTAACCTTGTTGGAATACAGATTTTAATAACTCGGGCGTAAGCTTAGCTTTAATTTCTTCTGGTAAATTACTTTCCGGTGACAGTAGGTCAGTTTTGTATTTAATATATTCCTGGGGAGACATTGTATATGACGTAGCCGTAGCCCCGTATGTAGTGTAGTTTACTTTACGCTTGTCTTTTCTGTTGTCTATATAGTTTTTAACAATATTAGCCTCATCTTCCGTAAACCCTAAACCTAATTTTGGATCACTTAATGTAAAAGCTAGCCTTTCTGAAAACTTACCGGAATCTAAGTAGCCTCTAGTCATATCTAGTTCGTCTACTTTTTTACCTTCCGCTTCTTTTCTTTTTACAACTTTACTCTCAAAAGCTTCATAAGCTTTAAAAGAATTGTTTTTAAGAATATCTTCGTCTTCGGGAGTTAAATTGTTATTGAAAAAATCAGCTATGCCATTTGCATTTAACCCTGATTTAATAGTTACGCCATCTTTTTGTACTTCAAAAAATGTTATAGGAATTGATGGAGACCTCGGGTCTACTGATTTTGATTGCGTAGTGGTTGTTTTAATTTTATATCCAGTACCATTTAATCCATAATTTAATTGATCAATATCGGCAGCCTCTGCTTCTTGATCAAACCTGTCTATAAAAGTATCTACAACTTGGGATCCATATTCTTCAGCTGTAAGCGTTTCAAATGAATTTTTTACTTGCTTAATTTGGTTAGCCGTATTTAATCTTTCTTCATATGAAGATGGCTTTAAGTTTATATATTGGTCCTTTCCCGTTCTTGGGTCTTTGTATGCAACAGCGTTTCTAACGTCTGTTTGTGTTATTTGAATAGGGTATTCTTTTTCTAAAATAGCCTCAACAGTCTCTTCTGTTTCCATTACTAAGCTAAATGGATCTTCTAGACTTGGCCCTTTTTCAGGTGAAAAAACAGCTTCTTTTTCTTGTTGTATTTCACGTTTTAATGTTGATATTTTTCTACCAACTGCTCGACCGCTACTTCCTGGTTTACTTCTTGCGGATTTCTGCGCCAATAAAAGCTCTTCCAATCTGGATTCCATATCGATAAGACTTTCTGACTTCGGCACTTTCACTTCTACAGGCTCCTCCGTTTCCGCAGTTGCAATCTCGGACACTTTTTCCGGTGTTGTTACAGACACTACACCTGCATCCGTTGTTGCAGCGTCCGTTAGCTTTTCCACTTGCTCGTCTTCATTTACGAGGGTATAACCTGATAAAGAGGCATATTCAGGAACTGACATTCCATTCATTTTTGCCCACGAATTCATCTGTTCTACCGTAGCGGTATCTCCATTTGCATTTTTATACATATTAAATTATATTTTAAAGATCTTTTGTTTCTCCACCCATAAAAGTCCTAAGCCTTGTTAAGTTAAGGACATCTTCGCCTTTTTTATTTTTCTTATATAAAGGAATGCTAAACGCGGGATTTGGCATTGTTACGCCGCTTTTTGTTTGCAGCAGTTGATACTCTTGGACACCGTCCACTTCAACAAGTTTAAAATTCGCACCTTTTCCATCAAAACGTCCAGATATAATAGGGGCCTGTGCCTTTATACCAGCATCAACTTTGTACATAAAGCCTCCGCCTTCTTTGCTGGCTTTTGCACTGCTTTCAATTCTGTCAACTTTTGGCCCAAAATTTTGTATTGCTTGTTCAGCAAACCATCTTTCAGCAAATTCTTTTTGGGTGAGCTTTAGCTCATTACCCATGGGATCCTTATATGTTTGAGTTTTATTTCCAGCGGGATCAAATATGAACTCACCCGTAACGCTGTCTACATATCCTTTCACTTGATATGTTCTTTTTGTTTCGTCGTTTGGGTTCCATACTACATCCTGCCCTGATATACCCTTGCTATCAGCACCGATTGTATCGTTCCATAAGTCTTCCATTTCTTGCAAATACTTAGGATCATCTGTTAAGTGAGAAAAAGACAATTGCCCTACATTTTGTATAGCCCTATTTTTAGCTTGCTCCGCTGTTCTGCCTTCGGCAGGTTTCCATTTTACACTGGTAATAACAGATTCACCACTGTCATTAGTTACTCTTTTTACATCATAATAAGTAAGCAGAGGCTTTGACGCATCACCAAGTATACCAGCAACGGCATTTTTAGATTCATCAGTTATATCTACTATAGTTCTAAAATAAGCATCAGGGTTTGTGCCGTTATCAGTAACCCGCATGTATTCGTCTATATTAAAAAGACCTGTAACTTCGTCGCCCTCACCCAATCTATATAAATACATTGAGCCATCTTTTGCGCCAATTTGAACATTACCGCCCTCAACGAGGTCTAATAATATTTGCTGCTGCTCAGTTGGAACGCCGCCTGCAATTGCGCCCGCAGTCCCAAACTTTTTTCCCAAACCTTCTTTTAAATATCCCGCAGCAGCCATTATTGCTGGTGCTTGTTGTTTGTACTTGCCTACAGTTTGTTGAATTTCTATCAGGGCTCTCTGCGCTACAGCCATGTCTATCCCACTATTAGGATCATCCATAGCGGTTCTAACTTCCACAAAATCATCCATTAACCCGTAAAGCATTTTACGCACACCAACCTCAAATCCTGCATTAGGTATTTGATCAATCAATGCAACTTTATCGTATTGCAAAACCCGTAAATCTTCTCTATTTTTTAAAAGCTGTAATTGCTGCTCTTTTTCGTGCCTAATGTTTGCTTGGCGTGTTGCTATCCCTGCTGCAACGCTTGTTCCAATAGAAGCAATGCTTTTGCCTATATTGCTCCAATTTGCACCACCCGTAGCGCCTGAGCCCGAAGATCCTCCTCTTCCAGATATTTTTGCTGCCTTTATTGTAGGCGGGTTAAAGTTTATTGTGTTCGTAGCCATGTTTGCTTTATGTTATAGTTATCCGCCTTACCCCGAGAGCCCAGCCCCGAGTATTTGTCCACCCACTCCTGCAATTGCACCAAACGCGCTTGCTTCGCCCGCTTGGGCAGCTGATTGTCTGGCTTGAGCACTTGCTTGTACACCAGAAAGTCTAGCTAATTTATTTTCGTCTCTTTGCTCCCGGCTTTCAAACATATAAGCCTGGCCTTGCGCTTCTGCGGATTGTAACCTGAGCTCGTCTTGTAATGCGATATTTTGCATTCTTTGCGCTTCTGCTGTTTGGCGTTTTTGTAAATCTTGCTCGCCTTGTGCTTTAAGTTTTTCATTAGCCGCTTCCTGGCCTTCAATGCTGGCAGATATTCCTTGTTTTGATTTCAAGGCTGCCTGAGCTAATGCAGTAGCACCTCCAGCCCCTGCCCCTGTGGCTAGCATAGTGTCTAGAGTGTTAGCAAGAGCAATGTCCGCTTCTTCTGCTTGCATTTCAGCAGCTTGAGTGGCAACACTTAAATTAGCGTATGGGTTACTCATGCTTCCAGATAAATCTTCAGCAAGATCAGTTACGCTTTCCATACCAGCGTATGGGTTTATAATTGTTGCCCTGTTAGATTCAATTGCGTTTATTTTTCTTTGCGCCGCCGCCGCTTGTCTGCCTGCCGCTTTCGCTGCGCTCCGAGCCTTACCTCCTGCCATTAAGCTACCTCCTATAGATAGGGCTGCTCCTGCTGCTATTGCTGCCATAGTTATATATTTTTAATTAATTCATGAGACGCGCTTTCATCAACGGTCCAACCTAATTTTTTATGTGTATTTATTAAATGCTTATTGCGCCCTATACTGAACATATGCACGGCACCAACATCTTTACATGCAGCCTCCGCTGTGGTTATAAGAAGTTCTAAGGCCTCCTTACGGTCTTTATCTCTATACTCTGGGTCTGATACTATCCATTCTAATAAAACGGCATCGGAATTAGTAAAATAAAGAAAACCCGCGCATATAGGCTTGTCGTCTTTATAAACCATTAGTCCCCCGGTTCCGTTATCCGGCAAAAAGCTTTTAGGTGGATTGACCCACTCGGGCCAAGCTTCCCACCACTTGCATAGCGTATCCCAATCGCTTTCTTTTAGGTTACGTACATTTAATTTATTCATAATTTAATTTAATATGATGATTCTACGTATTCTGTTGACACGGCAAATAGTTCGTTAAATTGCCCTGGGTTTGTTCCGCCAACTGTCATTTTAACAGTAGCAAAAAACCCTTTAATACCACTCATTGATTTACCAAATACAATTTCACCGTTGTTTTGAGGTGTTGCGTTTGTAATACTAGCAAAGTACTTATCTTCTTTTCTTAAGAAATTATTTGAAAACAAATTGTTTTCTAAACCCTGTTGTGTCGTAGCAAGCGTGTAACCACCTATAGCTTTACCTATATCTTCATTAGTAGTAAGCTCAGTAACAATCCAGTTTTTAGATCCTTCGTAGTTTATAGTGTTAAAGTTTTTAACTACAGAAACATTAGGATTAAATATAAACGTTACATTTGCAGGTGTTGACAAATTATAAAACGTGCCTCTGTTATTGCTGTCTGAATAGTGTTTGTATATTTTACCATCTTTAATAGAGTAAAAATCGTTTTTTAAACTACCAACAAAATCAGGAGCGTATGTATAGAAGCTTGTCCAACCTTTAACGCTTTCGTCAAATGATAAAGTTTTATAATCGTTTATTTCTTCTGCAGGAGACAAACCTCTGAATTGACCTTCCTGCAATACGCTTACTTCGTATTTTTTAGTATGCAAATCATAACCGCCAATTACAGTACCATTGCCTTGTAGGGCTGATAATTCATCGCGCCAAAAGTCTGTCATTCCATACCTTGATATTTCTTCAATACCATCCATAGATAGTCTAAGCACAGCGTTTCGCCTTTTGTCTGTAAAGTATTTTCTATATCCATATATAGCAAAGCTTTCTGGATTTTTTGATATACCATACTTTCCACCGTAAGGAACTATTTGTCCAATTACAAGATTAAGCGTGCTAACAGCCGACCCTTGGCCTTCGGCAGAATATATAGCGTCTTTATCTATAAGGGCTCTACTAACTTTGTCTTCTTGAAATATAATAAGGTTAGTATCTTCAGCATATAATTTTTGCACGCTACCATTAGCAGGGTCTAAAGATTTAGTAATATCTTCAGCTACAGAAAATTGATTTGTATTATTAACACCTGTTCTAGAATTGTATATACCTGAGTATATTAAAGAACCAGCCCTTACTTCTCCTTGCTTAACATTATCTACAGTATAAGCTTTAACACCAAAATCTACAGATGTATTGTTATAACCACCACGTATTCTTGCTTCTTCTATAAACCAATCATCATTATTGCTAGATCCATATGCTTTTGGTATGTTAGTAAAATCTTCTATTGGCCCAAATATTATTGTAACATTTCCTGATAAAACAGGCGACGGGATTGGTGATACTTTAAATTCAGTATCACTTATTCTTTCTGTAATAAAACCTGTGTATGTGTCGCTGCTATAAAGTATAGTTACACTTTGCCCGACATTCATTTCTGTATCAGGCAAGCTAGAAGTTATTGTTATTGTATCACCGTTTTGCGTAAAGGTTCCGGCAATTTGAGTACCGGGCACAACAGCTGTGATGCTAGCTATCTTCTTTAACCAGAAAGAGTTATAATATTTTACTTCTATAGTAGCTGCCATATATAATTAATCACTTGTTTTGATATTTTATTACTAAGGAAACAATTTGTCAAATCTAGGGGCCGCGTAGTTTAAACTATTACAAGTACCAGTACTTCCACCACCAAGTGGTGAGCCTAGTATTATAGCCGCGTACGGAGCTGATATTGTTTCGTCTTTTAATCCATCCGCGTTTAATTTAGGTGCAGCCCCAATTGATTGGTTTGTTATGGGTGTACGAACCGCTGGATAAAATCTATCAGGCGTTGGAGGCGTGTAAACGTTCACAAGATCTGACGCGTCATAAAATTCTCTAACATATTCAGGAAAAGGATTGTCCGCATGAACCGAATCATTTGAAAAATCTTGAACTGAACAAATATTACTTTGAGATATATAGCCGTTGCCGCTGTTATTAAAAATCCGGAACGGAGATGTACTTTGGGTTTGGGCTGTAGTTATGTAATGTAAATCTCTAAGCCTTGTAGATAACGTAGTATTAAATGTACTTGCTCCACCATTAGCACATAATGTTATATTTTCAATTTTAATTGAAAAAGCATATTTGCCCGGCGTATTACCAGCAAAATAAACGCTGCTCTCTGGGCTGGATCCATTAGCGGCGCCATCATAATACGAAGGATTTAATTTTATATAATCAAAAGTGTTTACAGTACCATCAAGACCGTTTATATCTGCTATCCTAGTCCAATCACTACTAGTAGGATTAGTGGCGGTAGTATGATATACGCGCATAGTTATTATTGATTGAATTAAAGTCGCGAATGATGGCTGGGGTATACAAAACCCTTCAAAGTAAGTAACTTTAGCTTCTTCAATACCAAAAACAAATTCACCTACAGACTGCGAATCACCTATTCTATAAGCATTCCTTGGATTACCTATAGGAGACGGGCTACAAGGCTGTGGGTTTTCGGTTGCTTGAAAATCACCGCTGTTATCATAATTAGGCAAATCGTTATCCGCTATAGAGGCATCAGACATGTAACAACATATGTAATCAAAAGTTGAGGTATTGCCTGAAGGACAACCACTAGTTTTATCCGCACTTTGGCTACTCCAGTCTTTATTGGCTATACTAGAGACGTAAGAATCACTCTGAGGATAACCTCTTATAACAGTAATGTTTTGGTCATCATGCAAACTACCCGCGCCTGGAGTTGCGCCCAGAAGAGAGGCATCCGCTAGCCTTATAGTTATAGGATATGAATTGTTACCAGAAGCTAAACCCGCTGTTGTTAGTTTAAGCTTACCGCTTGTAGCCTCAATACTAAAATAACCCGCTTCATTGCCAGTTAATATTGTCCATTGTAAATCTGTTTGTTTAGTAGAGTCTATTCCAGCGCCATTTACAGATGTAAACTCACCAGAACCATCAGTTTGTACTCCAAAGTCATGTATAACTTGTCCCGCTATATAAGTCTCATCATAAAAATAATAAGGATTTGGGGTTTTTATTGTAAAGCTAGGCTCGTTGTTTTGTAGTCTACCTGTAAAAGAAAGTGTTTGGGTGCCCCAAGTGCTTCCACTTCCACCTTCATTAAAAGTAATATCAAATGTAAATACATCTTGTGTAAAACTATCATGATTAAACGCGTAACCGATATCGTTGGTAATTTTATAACTGCCATCAGGATTTTGAATAAGATTAAACTTAATTGTTTCATCTCCTCTAGGGCTGGTAACTGTAAAGCCTCCTGGTGTAGTAGTTGATATGCCATTACCTAAACTATTTAAAGGAAAAAAATCTTGAGTTAAATCAGTGTCTATAGCGTCTGTTTCTTCAAAAGAAAATGTAGGGTTTATAGAAACTGGCCCGTCGAAACCAACAGCTACATCCCAATTTAAATCAGATATTAAACCAGCTTGTGTTGTTTCCCAGTATATATCAAGAGCAGATACCACAGGTTCTGTTTCAAATATAGTTAAGTTTTCTATATCTTGATATTCATCGCTGATTTTTTCATTAAAAATACCAAACTGTTCGCTAGGAATATTAGATGTAATAAACTCCGCGATAAAAGGATTTGACTCAGATTTAAAAAACCCATGATACGGGTTTTTTGGATCTGTTATCGGTATACCTGTATTACCTTGTGTAACTGTACCAACATCAAAAAGATCAAATAAATCTTCTATAGTGTTTGTTGTGAAGTTTCTATTACCGGGATAATACTGAGCGTTACCAGTATTACTAAAGACATTTGTTGTGTTTTCTACCCTACCAAAAAGCCTAACACTACTTCTAAAAGTTTTATCTTGAGGTCCAACCTCTGATAAATCTCTAGGAACTTTATTTATGTTATCATTAATAAGAGTTATAAACGAAGTGCTTGGGTTTACCGTGTTGCTTGCGTCTGGCGGCTCTGGGTCAGGGGATACGTTGTAATCTAACGGAACGTCTTTCATAGCCCCAGCAGTATACACATTATAATACTCTTGCTCATTTTGTTTAACAACAATTTTGTAAGAATACCAACCTAGAGTATTTTTATAATAAGCAAACTTAACATCAGCTTCTGAAACCGCTAAAGTATTATCAGCTAAATACATATCATTGACTCTCCCGTCTGTTGTTACAACGTACGGATCTGTGCTTGTACCAGTTCCAGTTACAAATTCTGTAACTTTAACATAATCTACATAAGCGCCACGCATGTAGCTATCTTTAACAGGTATAGCTGTTGCAGCTGTTGGTTCAGTTGATATCTCAAAAGTATAAGTAGTATCTGTTATAACTGGTGTTGTTGATTTTTCAACATCAAATCCCGCATCTATTTCAGCGGCATATAAGCCTGGGGATAAATTATCCTTAGATTGTGTTATAGCACTATTAACTAAAACTATTATTGAATTACCAAACCAATCTTTTGTACCGCTAGGCATATACGTTGGGTCTGGAATATCAGAACCAGTTGGGTCATCGTTTATATAAGGAGCATAGATAGTAGAACCTCTAGACGTACCTACTGTAAAATCACTAACTGGTGATAAAATAACATCTGACTGTCTACCAAACTTGTCTGATAAAACAAAACCTATTTGATAGTTTCTGTTTTGTTTAATAGTATGATTAGGATATTCTATAAAACTATTATACTGAGGGTTTGCTATTTTTTGCTCTATACTTACAGCGTAGTTTACACTAGCAGGTGGAGTATGCTTTGTTTGGAAGTTTCCATAAACAACTCTGTTGCTAATTATTTCTTGAGTTTTAGCCTTGACAGGTACTTTGTCATAAACCCTAACAGTTTGATCTTGCGGTAAGGTACGTATAGGTTTCCTTGATTGATAAGAGTATGTATAAAAAGTATTGTCTTGAGAACTACCTGAAATTTCATTAGCCAAAACAGTATCAAGAACTTTTACAGATATTTGATCAGATTCTCTATAAAGAATATCAATACTTGATATTTTATAAGAGGAAACTATGTTATTTGCTTTATCTGGAAGAGGTACAATTAACTCTATGTTATCTATGCCATTTTCAAACCAATCTACTATAGTACTATTAAAGGCGCTTTTTTCGTTTCCGTTTATAAAGTAACCATTTTGTTTTGGTATATAAGCTATTTGAGTAAATGGAGAAAATATAGAATATTCATTATCTTCAAATTTAAATCTATAAGCAAATCTTACAAATTTATCTTGTAAATAATCAGGATCACCAGGCCAGGTACTAATGCTTGACTCGTTTGTCATTGTAGATGCGAGGAAATATATTACATCTGTTAGTGATATAGCTGTAGCTGGAGCAGTGTCTATTGTAACGGTAGTTTCTGTAGCTGTTGAAACAGCGCTAACAACTTTTATATATTCTGTAGGTTGCATTGTGGGAACCCCAGCTGTAGTGGTGCCAAGTACTGTCATGCCAGCTACTATATTACTATTTGGAGCTATTTCAAACACTGTTGCAGACGTAACGCCTGTAACGCTTCCAACTTCTTCTTTTACAAGAGATATAGGTTGATAGGGATTATACTTAGCTATAGATATATGATTTTCTTCATAATAATGATTAGCATCACTTTCAGCTATATCTACATTTATTTTTCTAGGTTGGTTTCTATTGTCTGTAAAGAATAATAAATCTTCTAAAAGATTTACAGCTATGATAGGGTTTTGTGTAGAGAAATTTAAAAAACTACCGCTTACAAGTGTCTGGTATTGGGTAGTATCATTTACGTTTAAAAATCTAATAGAACAACTAGCGTCAACAGGCGCTTCTTCAATACCATTCCAGTCTGTAAGAAAAGTATATATACGATCTTTAGAACTGTCCATTAAATAGCCAATAATATACATCTTACCGTAAACACCATCAGCTATTGTAGTAGAGGCTATAAGCTCATTGCCTTTAATGTTTTCCAACGTGCCAACACTATCTTCTTCAGATTTACCTACAAGTATATTCTGAGCATTCCTGTATTCACCATTAGGCAGCAACCTGTCGTCCAGGTCTTGATTCATCTTTGCCTTTAGAAAATTATTTTTAGCTTCAGCCATTTAATTTAATGTTTTATCCATTTAGATTTATTTCTAAATACCTGCGTAATTTCTTCTAGCTTTAGATTTGAGAGTCTTATTTTTGTATTACGTAATTTAGCGCTTCTATCGCGTTTAAATCTTTGCACAAGGTATTCCGGCATATTCATACGTACAGACAAAATAGAGTACGCTATATGAGCATACATAGCCTCCTCAGCCAGCTTAGGCACGTACATGTCTTTATCATATGCTAGTCCATCCGATATGTACTCAAATATTATAAGTTTTCCTACAAGATTACTTGAAAAAGAGATTTTACCTTCTCTTTCATTTATTGTAAAAAATCCATTAATATTTGTGGTCTCTGGGTTTAAGCCGTACCGCTGACCAAGCGTATTACCTCTCCATGTGTAAGCGTCTATTTCTGCGTCATAACTGTTATAAAATTCACTGTCATTAGCACCTGTAATTTTATTCATATTAGCATCACTCCATCTTTCGTCTATAATCGGCGTGCCCTGCAAGTTTTCAGCATACTCATCCTGTATAGGTACACCATTATCAACTTGCTGGATTGGCATATCAGTAGGATTGGAAGTAAGGCGGGTTGGATATATAACATGCTTAACACCCAGTTTGTCGACCCATGATAGCTTAACGTAGTTTACATAATCCTGTGGAAGTACAACTGAAAGATTATTTGGTATACTTAATTCTTGTTGCTTAACACTCTTTAAAGTGTCGTAGCTAAATTCTTGAATACCTCTTTTCGCGTGGAAAACTACCTCTGTTCTTTTAACGCTTGGTATAATCTTACCCTCCCCTACATATGCTACAATAAAATTATTAACAACGTCTTTAAGGCTTACCCCCGCGTAATCTCCATAATTAGTTTCTTTTAAACGAACTCTATAAAATCCCACAGCAAAATCGCCTGTGGTTAATGTTATTAAGTTTTTTGATAATGTGTATTCAACGCTAACCGGTATATATGGATCAAGCCCAGATTGACTATACTCTAATACAAAATTATTTTTCCAGTAGTTTACATCAGAAGGATTCCATGAGCCATTGTCGTACAATTTTATTTTTTCGTCAAACGTATATTGCAGTGAAGTTACCCCTAACAGTGTTTGATGTATAACCTGCGAAGCCGCGTAATATTGTTGATTTGTTTCGTTTATTAATCCCATATATTAGCTTTTTTCGTTTACTTTTTCTGATTGAATTTGCCCAGCTGCTAATTGAATTAATTGTGGGTTTTTTATTACAACACCAGCGTATAAAAGTATTCTTGTTATAATAGAGGTTTGTTCTGTTGGTTGTAGCAAGAAATTAACAGTTGTAGACGGATCATATATATAACCATTACCATTGGAAGTAAACCCCCAATTAACATTAGCTGGTTTCTTTAGATAAGAAACTTTAATATCGCTTTGTATACTTTTTGGGTATACGTATAATTTATTTTCTTCAAAAATATACACGGGATATTCTGTCGTGGGTTTTGTCAAAGGAGACATATTCACATACAAAAAATCATTCCGGTTTATTCTTTCAACCTCAAGCTCGTCGTCATATATGACTGTGCCTATTTTGTAAAAATCATCTTGATAAAGATTTACTTGAAGATCATCACCGCTTGTAGGAATATTTGTAAGCTGTATAAAACCACCACCAGAAGATATAGTATAGTCTATATTTTGTATAATTTTAACGCCATTTAAAAAAGCTTCTATAGTGCCCGATATAACGCTTGATGCTAGTAAAACCGTAAAGTTATATACTTGTTGACCGCTAACAGTTGTAAACGACTCTTGACCTACTAGTGAAGAAGTTGTAGGTAAATTAAAATAATTTGAATTATAGGCCACCGAAGTTGGTATAGTTTTAAAAGGGGCTAGCTTTTCTTCTATGTTTTTTACTCTATTAGAATACTCGCTATCATTTTCAGGAATACGTAGCTGTTGATTTAAGTCCTCAAAATATTCATTGAAAATTTCAAGCTGTACCTGAGTGCCTATTTTATTAAAATCATCAGGTGTTAAATAACCACGCTGTTCCTTGTTCATTATTAATAGAACAGTTCTATACACTTGATCTACGCTTACCGCCATTTGTTTTATTTATTATAACACTAAGCGGCAGAATAAACTACCGCTTGCATTATTATTACACGTTATTGTAACTTTTTCTCTATTGACCTTAAAACTTCAATACCTTCGTCGGTTTTAAAGAATGCAGCCATAGCAGAGTATGGGTTTTCATCAAACGGAACTGTCATAAGCTTTCTATTATTAGAAGCCCAAGTAAATGTTCTATTATCACCCGATAGTTTAATTATATTTGTTTCTGTTGCAACAATTGCCATGTTTCTAAGTTGAACATTTTCATCTGTAGCAAGTTCAATAAACAAATTTGGATTATTTTTTGCAAATATTAATAAATCTCTTTTTATTTCTTTAGATGACATTCCCGTCACCTTAGATCCAAGCTCTACTCTTAAAATTGCTTCGCCTTGATCAACATTCATTTCTCTAGCCGCGTTTAATGCTTCAATTTGCATTTCAATTTCTACAATTTCATCTTTAGCATCGCTAACCTTATCAAACTCGCTGTATATTTTATCCTTCATTGGATGATATAAAGACAAGAGTTTTTGAAGATTTTGTTTTTGTTTTGGAACAAACAAAGTGCCCTCTTTAAATATAATGTGGGCCATTGTTGATTCACCTTTTTGTTCGTCTACCAAAGGAGAGCTTTGATTAGTCGCATATCGCAATTCTCTTTGCTTACCCGCTTTTTCATCAAACCATAATAAAGGATATCTTCTACTATGCTTAGCCGGGATTATATGAGTTAATGGGTTGCGTTTTCCTATTAAATAATAAGTTCTATCTTTAATTTCCCACTCTGGTACCGTTTGTTTTGGTTTAACTGTTTGTTTTTTTTCTACAGTCGGTTGAGGTGCAACCTCAGTTTTTTCTACTGCTTTAGCTTCTTTAGCCATAATATAATAAAATAAAAATGTTAATAAAAGTAATAACTACCCCCGTCAGTTCAACGAGGGTAATTACTACAGAATAATTATACTACTGGAGAAGATGTAAATAACACAAAGTTATTTGCAGCTTGCACACATAAGCATCTTTCAGATAGGAAGTGTACTTCCATAGCGTCAAGATCAGATGTAGCAGCTCCACCTACAGAACCAGTAATCCAAGATTTCATACGTCTGTCATCAGCTTGCGAAGCACGGTAACGTACATGCAAGAATGGTCTACGGATGTTTGATCCAAGGATTTGATCGTATACAGTTGAAGTCCCAGCTGGAATAAGTACACCATCAATGTCATCCATACCACCACGAGTGGAGATGTCATTTAGGTATTTCCAATCAGTCTTATAGAAGTCATAAGAACCTCTGCGGAAACCGCTGAACCCTAGGTTCAATGCCATTTCTTCAGAGTTTTCAAATAATCCATAAGCAGTACCGCCTTGACCTCCAGAAGAGATGTTAGCTAGCATATCATCAAAAGCTAGATTCGTGTCTCTATCCAAGAAAAGCATGTTCTCTTCAATAGCTCCCTGAGTGTCTAATTGCTTAAGAATAACGTCAAATTCTGCAATACCAGAGCCAACTCCAGTTCCGCCGAAATCAGCATTAGTATATACGTTACCACGATCTTCAATAGCCGCGAATAAACCTTCAGTACCTTTACCGTTGATTGTTGCGCTAAATCCAGGCACTAAAGCTTGGTTAGTAGCAAAACCACCTGCGGCATCAGCAAGCTCACCTTCAACTACAGACATTTCTAGGTAGTCTTCAAAGCGTAGACGAGTTTCGCCTTCAGCTTTTAAATACCATAAAAATCCAGAAGTTCCAGCTTCAGTAGCAACTTCTACCCAACCAATCTGAGCCGTGTCAGAACCAGAGATAGAATATTTATCTTTGATAATGATTGGTGAGTTAGAAAACTGCGTAAAAGATGGAGTGATATTTGCTGTAGATCCTACTGTACCTTTAGCAAATTCAGAACCATATACAAATACATTAAGTACAGCTCCTAAACCACTCAAATCAGCAGCTTGATAAGGATATACAGTCGCAGTTGTATCGGTTACAGCACCTACAATAACTTTTTCAGTTTTTGGTGATCCACCTACTGTTTTGTTGTCGCCAACTACCAAAGTCATGTTTGGTACAATAACGTGGCCAGCTGGCAAAGTTAATGTAGCAGCTTGGTCACTACCCACATCTTGGTAAGATACGTGTAGTCTGTTTTGTTCAGACCAAACAACTTGGTCAGATTGTAGAGGCATTTCTGCTCCTACCATTCGTAAGAAGCCCGAGATAGTACGATTTCCATATCGTTCTATTTCTGCTTCGTAGATTTCGGGTAGATATTGCTGTGCAAAATCATTCCCTGATCCGTCAGTAAAGTTTAAATAGTTAGTGCTAAGCGCTTGTTGCTTTTGTGAAGGCAACGTGGACGCTGGAAAAGCACCACCGTTTACAAAATTTCCTGCCATAATAAAATGTTTTAAAATTAGTTTTTAGTTCGTGTTTTAATTTTTAATCTTGAAGAATCAACACCGTTAACAGCCTTAACTTTTATCCCATTAACAAAAACATTACCTGGAACAGATTGTCTTACATCAGCCGAAACATTGTTAGATTTAGCTGTTATATCACGCACTGCGTCGGCTTTGCCTTGTTCATAAAAATGCTGGGCAATCGTGTCGGCATTTCTGGCTGCAAATATAGCTTTATGATATTGAGAGTAATTTTTAACTTGGCCGTTTTTGTCTAGAAACTTTCCGACAACACCTGTTAAATCACTTTGTTCATTCATAACTGAGCTAGTGTCTTTTACTGAGTACCTGTATTTTTTTTCACCTACACTAAAATCAAAACCTTTGAAATCATTGTTAAAGTAATTTTCGGTACTTTTTAAAAACGCATCGCGTACTTGCTTATTTGCTTGTTGCTCTTCGTTGTATCTATTGAAAAAATCCGTAGCTTTTTGTTGGTCTTGGGTTACGCCGGGCCTCAACTTGATTTCCTCGTAATATTTACCCTTTAAACTTTCCAAATAGTTTTTGGCTTTTGCAATTTCTTCCTTGTACGCAATTTTCTTTTTGCGCACATCCCTTTCCTCATCAAGCTCTTCATCATATGAAAAGTCTTCAAGTAAAAGGTTAATATCTTCGCCTTCTAAATAAGGCTTTGTTTTTCTATAATACTCTCTTAATAATGTAACGTTATCTACATTAGAGTAATCAGCGTTTAGACGTACATAATCTTGCAATGTTCCGCCTGTTTCATTCATAAATTCTACAACCTTTTGAATGTTTTCAGGTAAGCTATGTTCTTGCTTGATTTCCGCTATAGTTTCTTCAACTAGCTCTTGCGGATTTGCAACCTCTTCTTTTACCTCTTCGTCTGTTATTTCTTGCAGTACCCCTTCATTCGCTTCTGTAGTGGCGTCTTGTACTTCTTCAACCACTTCTTCGCTGTTGCTACTGTTTTCGGATTGTTCGACAGTATCATTGCTTGCATCTGTGCTTTGCTCTTGAACGGCATCTTTTTCTTCTTTTGGTTGTTCGTCAATTACTACTTTAGTAACTTCCTCTTCTTTTGGTTTGGATAAATCGACTTTAACTACTTCGTCTTTTTTAACCAATTTTTTAGGGGTTTTTCTTTTTTTAATTTTAAATTCCCCTTCTTGTTTTACTTCTGACATAATATAATATAATTAAATAATTAAAAATTTACTTTACTTTGGTTCAAATTGTTCTAAACCAAACCCGCCAAGAACATCCATTCCAGATGATTCAAAGTTTTTAGGCGGTGCGTTATTTTGACGCTGATTGATCAATTCGCTTTGTTGCGTGGCGACCAACTTAGCTCTATCGTCTTTACGATCTTCTTTATTATTTTCTTTACCCATTTGGGATCTTGTGTTCATTTCTGCTAATTGCATATTGTAATTGAACTCTTCTCCCATTAATTGCTTTTTAATATTAGCTTCTTGCTGTAGTTGCTGTATACCAAATTGCATTTTAGCTTGTTCTAACTGTATTTTTTGTTCTGTAAGAACTTGTTGTTTTTGTGTTTCTGCTAATGCTGTTTGCTGTGCTAATTGCGAATTAGCTTGAGCCTGAGCCGCAATATTAGCTTGCTGTGCTTGTTGATCACGCTTTGCTTTTTCAGCTTGCCTAACCTTTAAAAATTCATTAGCTGTTTTAATGTTTGATATATTCCTAATATCAATAGCATCGTCCAAGCCAATTAAACCTGCAGATAGGGCGGTCTGTATATTGTTTTCTAACTTTGCTCTTTCTTCTTCGTCCGGCATTAAGTCTAAAAATATACCGAAGTCATGTATTTGTAACGTGGCTAATTCTTCTAAAGTGCCCACATTATAAGTGCTAATTGACTGCTTTAGCGATTGAGCTGTTAACGGATATGCTAGTGCGTCTGCTAACCTTAAAGCAATGTTTTCACAAGTAGATAGCGTAATATATAACTGAGCCTGTAGTATGTGTCTTGTAGCTGTATTAGAATTTGCAGCTGCTATTTTTTGTAAACCAACCAAAGCGTTTTTATCGGGCATTGCGCCATCTCTAGCCTCGTTAAGACCGGTCACGTCTCTAATCATTTGCAAATAATACTGATATGTTTGTATCAATGCTGACAATTTAGCCATTCCATTAGAAGACTGCAACTCTTGTATAGGCACCTTACCCCTGTTAATATCTCCGTCTTGCGTTAAAGATCTACCTACAATACTACCTGTTTGGAAATACATATTCAATGCTTCCGCTGGGTTATAGTTTGTGCCATTGCCAAGATCTACTTCAGCTAAACCATCAACATCCACATAAACTCCATCGGGAACCATACGGGACATTACTTGTTGCATCTTTAAATGCGTTAGCTGGATCATATCAGCAAAGCCAGTTACTCTGCTAACTAAAGAATCTATTCGCCCCTTGTACATTCTAGGTGCACAAATAGAATAATTCATTTTGACTTTAGTAGTATCCGCAAATGGTCTAGTCATATTTTCTGCTAACTCCCATTTTAGCATCTTGTTTTGACCAAGAATTTTAGCACCACTAAATAAAACCTCTATAGTTCTACCTACTCTTTCAAAATTATCGTTCGGCGGTGGAGCAAAAGTATCTGGTTTTTCTAAAGCTTTTTCTAATCCTGTATCAGTTCTTTTTATCTTAAAAACTTGATCATTGTAAGTTTTGTATTCAAAATATAATACATTAACCTGATCATCCGTGTTATCTCCTGCATAATTCCTTAAATAGTTACCAGGCGAATTACCAAACTTTTGTATTTCTTGTAAGTCTTGATCACTTAAATAAGGGAATTGCTTTTTAACTTCTGACAATGACAAAGTTTTAACTTCGCCAACATAATATAAATCTTCAAAATTAGGATCCTCAGTATAAGAATATACCAAACTAGCGGGATCAACATAATCAATTGTAATGCCTTCTGTTGGATTAAAATTTGTTTTTGTTGCGCCAATTCCTAATACAACCAGGTCATATAAAACTCTTTTTCTGGATTGGTCGTATTTATTTTTATCTAATATAGTATCTATTGCTTGCTCTTCAGCTATCTCAACAGACTCTTTAAATTCTAGCTGCATTTTAAGGCCTAGCTCTTTAACATCATTAGGTAAAGATTCAGGGTCGGTAGAATACATATTAACACCTAACGTGTTTTGTACGTTGTCTAAAAAGTCCTTAGCCATCATATCACGCATTATTCTTTCAGCGTAATTTGTTCTTTTCTTTAATGACTCAGGGTCTTGCGCAAATGCTTTTATCTCGTAAGATCTTTGGGACATTCCATTAACAACAATATCTACAAATTTAGATATTACAGGAATTGGTTTCCAATCTAAGTTTAAGTAAGATAAGTCTCCATTGATCGCTAGCTCATCTTTGTACTTTTGTATAGACTGTTCACCTCTAGCGTAAAGCTTTAACCTATGAAAATTTTGGTAGTTAGCCATAAATCTATCTCCTCCCGACCGTGTATTTCTAAACCATTCGTTTTCGATAGCTCTACCTACGGCTTCTCCATACTCTAAGCTTAGCTTTTCTGCAGCAGGTACCACCTGGTCAGGAAATGAACTATTGTAGTTAGTATATACCATTTATATTATTTTTGAACTATGTCCTTTGTTATTGTACTTTTTAAAACTTAAAGTATGTGATGTTAATGTTCTTTCAGCCCTAGGGCTATATTTGTTTTTATTGCAAGCCATTATAGCTAAGCCTGAGCTAATAGAAGCATCAAACTTAGTTCTATTATTTATATTAAATTTACCCCAATCTTCTAGGGTTTTTTGAAAATACATTGTGCCATAAGATCCATCTTTCATTAAACCAACATGGTCTTCTATGTAGGATTCAATAGCAGCCGCGTGTGCTTGTTTAATGTCTTCACTGGAGTTAGGCATTCCGCCTATTTCTCTTTCTGTAATTGAAAGCTTATTTAAAAGCTTATCCGGGCGATTCATTGAAAACCCTCTATAGCCTCTTCTTTTAAAGTAGTAAAGCAATCTTGGTTTATTGTTTTCCGCCAGTATGGGCATGCCGTAAAATATGCAAGCCATCAATACGTCCTCAAAAAATATATCAGCCGTTTGTGGCCTTGATATATATTCTAAGAAAAAAGAATTAGCTGGAGCATCTTCCATACTAAACTTTGTTAAACCGTGAAGAGCACCCTTAGACCCTTTGCCGTCGGTTGTTCCTGATATGTCATAGCTATCACAACCAAATGCACCCATGTGTTCATTACCTGGGTATTTAATGCCATTCTTTAATATTACACGGTTTTGTTGGTTTTTATTTGGTATCCAAGATATCAAAAACCTACCGTCTTTATTTGGCGCAAACATTACTTTTGTATCTTTAATTCCGTTTTCCCAATAAAAGCTTCCTTGTGTTACTATGCTTGTATTTCTTAAATCTTCATTGTAATCAACTTGTTGATATATCTTAGTTAAATTAAACAAAGACTCCTTAGCTTCGTCTCTAAAAGCATGCTGCTCCGTTCTCGGAAATTGGCGATAGTATTCGTTTAAACCGTCCTGGTCATCTTTTAACCCATCAACTTCATTCTGCCAATGCTGTATTACCCCTTGATCTATTATATCATTGTGAGGTCCTTTAATTTCTTCATTGGGTGTGTCGAATACAGGTAAGCCATAAGAATCAATGAATCCTTCGTAGTTCCATTCCATAGGTATGAACAGACTATATAATCCCGAACTAGTCTGTCCGTTTCGGTTTCTTTTTGTAACGTCTGAGGCATTGTATAATTTTTTAAAATTAGCGCCACCTTTATCTAGTGAGTTGCTTGTGGAACCCATCATACACTTACCTACAATTCTAGCTCCTAACCTTAAACAAGTTTTAGTAACCCTCCAATTATTTAATATATTATCTGGTCTTTCCCACTTGCCGGATTCATCGTGCACTAAAAGTTTTAGCTTTTCACCGTCATAGCTATTATCCCCCGTGTTTTTCCAGTCGATAGTTGTATCTAATCCTTCAAGCTCTTCTGGGTTTTCCCCACTGTCAAGTTTCCTCCTGGTGAGCTTGGACGCTGGGATCCTGTAGGCGAGCTCGGTTTTTGGCCTGTCCATACCGTCTTGGATCGGTTTGAAAAAGAACGGGTAGTGGACCGATATTGGTACAACCTTATCTGTGAACATTTTCTTAGCATCGGCTCCAGACTTAGACAAAATACCGTACCGTGCATCTGACGTAATTGTCGCCAAATTAACGGTTTCTGCTGAAGACATAAAAGAAAATCCGGAACGACGGTTTTTAAGGTAGCACATTCCGTAAGATCGTGGGTCGGCCTTGCAAGCTTCCCAGAATATAAAGAATAATCTGTTTGACTCCCTAAACTCTGCTGCCCCAACATCAATCTTGGAGTGCTGCAAGTACATATAGTGAGTACCAGTGATGTAAGTAGCCAAACCCTTATTATAGAACCAAAACCCCTGCGATCTGCGATTAAATTCTTGATCAATGTAATCATAGTATTTATCTTTAAAATACTCGGGCTTTGTGTTCCACTCGAATACACTTTTTATTTTGCTGAGCTCTTTAGGGTACTCAAGCTTCTCCCATTTATCTTTTTTAGAAGCGTAAACGCTATCTTCTTTTGGCAGCGCGATTTTTAAATTTTGTATTTCGTATATTTCACCTATCTGCCCCGTCTTGCTTATAACTACAACATCATACTCCTTGCTATAGCCGTACTTCCATTTTTTATAACGGTTATTTTTCTTAATTACGCTGGGCTTAATATAGTCCGGTAAAATTTTATATAAACTTTGCTCGTACATTATTTAGACCTACCTTCCGCAAAACCTTTGAAAGACTTTGCTCGCGTTTCTTTATTAGCACCATCAAGTAATGCTTGCTCCTCTTCGATTCTATTGAGTATTTCAAACGCATCAAATATAGCTAGCTTTTTAGTAGCGGCAGCGTTCTTTAATCTATCGGCTGATATATCATCATCTGAATCAACAATAGCTTCTTTAGCTACCTTAATCAACTCCTCAACCGCTCTGCGCCCAGCTTGGATTATATTCTTTTTCGTTTCCTTTACACTCATACTTAATTACAATATCATTTGATTTCATACAATATAAACGCTTATTATCTATTATAAACTCAAACTCACTGTAAGGCGTAAAGCCAACTAAGTCTCCTGGGCTTATTTTAAGCGCTTCTAACGCATTGTTTCCATATTTTAATATACCAACTAGGGGCTTCTCAAAATTAATTGAAAACATAGCGTCTTCTTTAATAGGGTTAACAAAACAATAATCTAAATGAGGTATCCATTTATTATTTTGATTATACATATAAACTTGATCTATATTAACAAAATATAAATCATCTTTAAAGTAAGTGCCGCTATTTTTTTCTTTCCCTCTTATATCATAAAACCTTCTAAATATGTTATGATGAATTATAACTTTATCACCAGGTTTTATATTTGTTTTAAAAGCTTTTGGTATTTCAACTACAATTGCTTCTTTGCTAACGTGACGAAAGCTTTCTATATTATTATTTAGTAAGAGGCTACTGTCGCCTATTTTCTTTTCATTATTATAACGCTTATTAGCAGGTTTAACAATGAACTGATAAAGACTTCTCATTAATACTCTAAGTCATACTCAACGGATATTGCCATGTTTTTATTAAACTTTTTCCATGGCAACACCTCGTTATTTTTTTTAATGAAAATATTGTAAGAATGATCAGCTTCTTCAAATAATATATTTGATATTTCGTGGCCTCCGTAAACCTGTTGCCCTACTGAGTAGTGCATTGCATCGTTTTTATAATCAGAGCCTATGCTGATTTTTCTTACGTTATTATTCATTTTCTTTTAGCTCTGTGTATTCTCCGGTTTCAACATCAATATTTATTGGACCGTATTGCTCCTCTAATTCTGCCTTAAAGTCTTCAACTTCTTTGTTTACTTTTGCGAATTCATGAAGCAGCCCGTGTTTTGTTGCTTCCGCATAACCTACTTTGTTAAGTAAATCAGTAAGTTTAGTTTGCGATTCACGTATTGTTTTTAATTGCTCTTCTGTAATCTTTGCCATTTTATTTAATTTAAGTTAATTTATTGATCTTTATTATTACTCATACTTTTAGCTTTTTCCCAAGATCTTCCTACAAAGTAAGCGCCATATACGGTTACTAGTAATGTTTGGAATATTGGTATGTATTCTTCAGCTATTTTAAACTGCCCTATGTTGCCATCAAAGAAAGCGCAAACAGTAAATATAACTGTTAGGTATATTAACACCATAGGCCGAATGTTTTTTGATAAAAACGAATCAGACTTCATATCTGACTCCCACCTTGCTGTTACCTGCTCTTGAGCTTCTTTATCGGCTTTTTCTAGTATCTCAGTTATTAATCGCTGAGCTTCTAGCTTTTCTTCCTTGGTAGTTGTCAGGTTGTCTAAAACTTGGCCAACTTCTTTTATTACGTTACCAGTTAGCCACTCCCAAATTTTTTTCATTATATTAGCATTAATTTAAGCCTAATAATTTAGAAATCTTTCTTGCTTTTGTTTGCTCATAACCAGAACGTGGCTTATCTTTAGCTAATTGAGTAACAGTCATACCACTTCCAAATCCTAGTTCTTGACCATCTGTAATATACCCTGGGCCTAAATATGTTCCTTCTTGTACGGTTACACCCGTCGTTGGAAAGTTTTCAGTAGGTTCTATTACATCAAAATTAAAAACTTCAGTTGCTCGTTTTTTAACATCTTTCATTAATTGCCTATTGCCAGCGGCGTTTAATTGCCCTCTTTCGTCTCTAAATTGTTTTTCTAACTCTTTAGCGTAGCTAAGACTATCGGATGTTTTTTGATTACGTAAGTTAGTCGCTCTAGATCTAGCTGTTTCTAAAGCTGACACCGCGTGTGGCGTGTCTGGATCTCCATGCATGTGAGCTGCTGAACCTTCAGCCATATATCCTACAGCGTTACTTTTATGCTTCACGAAAGAAGCGGGGCTTTTTTTATATGCCATTTTATTTTTTTTATTTTGTTTTAAATCTTTTTAAATTGTCTTCTGTGAAGCCAAATCCCGTATTGTGCACCTCGTTTATATCAAACCAAACAGTATTACTTTTTGGGTTTAACAATATATGATGGTCTTGTGCTGGCATAAAACTTTGTGATAGCATTATTTTCTTATTTCCACATTCGTTTTCTATTATATCTACAACAGTCACTGCGTGACCTGGAAACCCTCCTATGACAAATATATCGCCAGCAGATATATTATTTATGCTAACAGGTATTGTATCGTACTTATTTATTGACCAAGTTCCAGCGTAAGACCAGATGATGACCATGTACTTATTAAAGCTTTTAAACGTATTGCTAATGTTTTTTTGTTTTAAAAACTCACTGTAGCTATACTCTGTGCCGTCTGTAAATGTAAATACTATTTTATTTGTGTTGCCTTCGTTGAAATGATACCAGGCTCTAAAATACATAGCGGCATCGGCGCATTGATGTAAATCTCTTTTGCCAATATTGTAATCAAACTTCGCGGCATAATGATTTCCTAGTCCGTATATAGTATATCCGTCATAGGTTTTTACTTCTTCTACTTTTATTTCTTTATTAATTAACCATTTATGGTAATCGGTTTTAGCTATTCTTTTGTAACTTTCCGGTATTTTAAAATAATTAGATATAGAAAGTTTATTTTGAGCATTAGTAATGCCCAAACAAAGAAAAGCTAAAATAAAAATTAGCTTTTTCATTTTATTAAATTAAATTATTTGTTTCTATTAAAAAACTTTAACATATTAGTTGGTAACTGCGCTGTTGGTGGTTGCGATTGAATACCCGCCGGCTTTAACTCTATAGCTTTTTCGGGGCCTGCCGCTTTCGCTGCCTCTCTATATTGTTTTTGCAATGCTGGTAAATCCCCTACATATTGCATTAATCTATCGGCGTATAATCTTTTATCTTCGCTAACTCTTGGCGCGCCATAGAATCCTTCGTATCCTTCACTTTCCCTTACAAATCGATCTGTTGCTTGCTCGTTCATACCCTCAAAATTCTTTGCATCTGAGTAATAGGTGGTCTTCTTCAGTCCCTCTGATGGTGTCCCTGGGTTATAAACACTTAAACCATCCCCTGTTTGAATTGTAGAGTGAGTTGTTGCTCCATATCCGTAGCCAACCCTAGTAACATCACCCTCTTCAGGTGAACTACCAGGGGCCCTTAGTTCAAAGCCAAGCTGACCTGCTACCGCATCAAATTGCTCATTTCCTGGTATAATTGGCATTTTATCACCGGGCTTATATGTAACATTATTTATAGTAACCCCTTCTTCTCCAACTGAATTGGGCACTGTAACACCTGCTTCTCGCATTATGCCGCAAGCGTAAGTTGAGCAACCCGCTCCACCCATACCTTGCAACCACTCAAATGTTTTTTGCGGAACAACCCCGGCTCCTTTTACTCCGGCTCTTCCGTCATTCATACCATAGTCCACAGTATAGCTTCCACTGGCCGCACTTTCTGCTACTTCATCTATTCTAGATCGGATATCAGTAACTCTTTTCCTTTCAGCTTCTAATGCTTTACTTGCGTCTATACGTTTTTGACGTAACTCCTCAGCAGTAGCATTGCCGCTGCCAGAGGGCGGATCTGTTGGATCACCAAGTTTAAAGGCCATATTTATTTTTTAGTAAGTTTGATTACCGTGTGTAAATCGCCGCTAAATTCGCATATTAAATTACCAGCAATTAATTTATATTTTATCACAACGTCGTATCCATTTCTATAATTATATAGTCGAGTTGTAAATTCATGATCTGTTTGTTTTAATATAGTTTCTTCTATATATAGATCTTCTTTAAAACTAAAGTTAAATACTTTTAAAACTGCATATTCACTTGCAATTATAGTTGTTGTAAAAGAAGAAGTTTCGCTTTTCCATTCGCCTTCAAATTGCTGTTGAGCATTCGATGTGGTTAAAGCAAAAATAAACAATAATGTAATTAATAATTTTTTCATAATATTAGATTTAATTTATATCTATATTATTACACAAATTATTAACTTTTTAATTACCAGATCTTTCGTCTTTCTTTTTAGGCGTTGACATTAGATTTTTAATAGTGCTGTTTAAATTTGTATTTGTATTTAAATTATATTTACCACTTTTAACATCTCTATTAAAATCATCTTTCATAAACCTTAAGTTATCTGCCGTATTTTGTCTTTTAGTTGCACTCTGGCTTTGATCAATATAATCTTGAACCATACGCGCATTAGCAAACGCGGCTTGATCACTTATTACTGTTTTACCAGTTTTAGGGTGTTGTATAACAGGACGCGTGGATCTTAGGAATTTATCATTACGCATATCCGTTCTAGCTGTTTCAATTGCCGATTTTAAATTAGTTTCACTTCCAGTAGCCTTTGCAGATTGTAAATTTTCTGATATATTCGCAGAAACCTTAGCCCCTTGATTAGCCTCTTTTAATGTTTGTCTAACACCAGTGTATCCAAACCTAGCGTCATTGTCCTGCTTATTTTTTAAATCTTGAGCCACGGTGTTTTGGCTTATATTAGAACCCATAGAAGACCCGCGATTCCTCAAATCGTTTCTTTGCATTGGATCGTTGATTGTTGGATTTATATCAAACCGTGAGCTCAAGTATTTATAGCTAGAGTTGTCACCTTGGTCAGTAAAAGAAGGCTGTATAACACTATCGTCTTTTAGTGATTGAGCAAAAGCATCTTTTCCTCTATACCTAAACGTAGGTAGGTTTGTTGAGCTTGACTGGTTTTTACCAAGTGGATCAGCTTTAATGCTTTCTACAGTTTTTTTAGCTTCGTATATTGTTTTATTAAGATCTCCTACATTTTTTATTGGTGCACCATAGTTTAAACCAGATTGCGGCATTGAGCCATTGTTTGCCTTCATTTCTATAGGAGCACCGTACATTGTTGCAGGGCTATTGCTTTCAATAGCGGCTTGACGTTTTTTCTCGTACGCATTCAGCGTTCCGTCTTTGTCTAAGTCTCCTAGTAATTTTAATCCACTTCCTTCTTTTAATTTGTCGGACAGCTTCATAATAGGATTTCCATTACCACGCCCTTCTTCTTGTGTATATGCCATTTTTTTATTTTATGCGTTTCTATATGCCTCTGCCTCCCAGGGCAATTTTTTATTTCCTTCCTGCATTTCTGATCTTAAATATTTTTTACCTTTCCAGTAAACATATTTATCGTCATAATCAAGGTCGCCGCGTTTCATTTGATCAATGTGAATTTTCTCATGATCAATAACACCCTGCATTTGTGCAGCGCTTAAGTTTTCATCAATTATTATTGTACCATTATTGTTTGCTTTTCCAAGAACCCCATCCTCCATACTTACATTGTATATGGGAGTATTGTCCACCTTGTAAGGCGTGCTGTTCATTTTAAAAGCCATTTACTTATTTTTATATGGTAACATTTTATTTAAAGCAGATTGCCTTGCTTCGCATCCACATCCTCCTGGAATTTTTTCCGCTAGTTTCTTTATACCTGTAGCCTTTGTAAACCTAGCTATAGTATCTCCTACACCTCTATCTTTCATTAGCAATTCCATCTTCTTCTTGCCGCTCTACCTCTTTCGGATTTCCAACCTTTTGATCTTGCGCAAAAAGATTTTCTTCGCTTCCAAGCTTTACTACCTTTTTTTAATTTCTTAGGATCTTTCGTTACGGCTGTCTGCAACTTACTTCCCGGGTTGTCTCTTTTGTATTTTTTTACACCTTTTTCAGACATACCGCCTCCTGCCGCCGCACCTGTGCCGGTTTTGTTGGCTTTATTATAATAACCCTTTGACTTCTTTTTAGAAGGAGCCGGTGGTTTTTTCTTTTTTAAAAAAGGAGAAGTAGATTGTTCGTAGGGCATTATTTTTTCTTTTTAAGTTCCATCCATTTATGAATGGTGTATCCGATTGTTACCACCAATAATAAAAGTTTTAAACCCATTTCTATTTTAGTAAATGTAGTTACACCTAATGTTAAGGAGTTTATAGCGTAAAGTTTAATATCCTGAGGGCTCATTACATTGTGCCTTTAGCTCGCTGAGTAATAGGGCCCTGTAATTCATACGACTTGCAAGGGTATTTTTTTACTTGCATTCCTGCTTTTCCTGAGCTGCTTCCCTTTCCCATTGGAAAATCGCTAGTGTCTAATGGCCCATCCCAAATATGAGACTCACCCACTGTGCCTTCTAAAGATGGCTTTATTATTGATTTAGTTTTATCGTCCATGATTATTTATTTATACGTTTTCATTCATTAAATCCGCTATAGCCCCAATTGTTTCTTGATTGCCAGAAGCGATGCCTGCTGGTATTTGGCTAAGGCTAGCCTTTCTTGCTTCTTCTGTTCCAAAAACAGAATTTGCTGTATTTTGGGCTTGCTCAGAAAATCTACCGGTAGGTATTAACGCGCTTTCATTAGCGCCCGCTATTGCGCCCCCTATACTGCCTGCTGCGGCTCCACCCATTGCTTGGGCTGTCGCGGCCGCTTCCTGTGCTTGAGTCGAAGGCGCTGCTGCTCCCGCTACCGGGGCTTCTGCTTCCATCTCAGAGTTAGAACCTTCTAGAGCTTCCACTCTTGATTCTAAATCTCTTATTCGGCCTCTTTTTCTTCCTCCACCCATAAGCGTTCCAAAAGCCCCAGCGCCTGATGCTGTGGATTTGCCAATGCCAAGCCCTGCCGCTCTTGCTATTCCTGATGCCATATTATATATCTTTTGCTATTTTAGAAAATTTTTGTTCGTCTTTATATTGCTTGGCAGACATCTTCATTGTGGTTGGCGCGTCTTTTTTAAATAAATCAACCCCTCGTTGAATTAATTGTCCAAAGCTACTAACCGGCACGGTGTCGTCATCGGTTCCGTATTTGTTATCCGCGCCTGCTCTTCTAGCTTCAAACTTCTTGGTTTTTTCTTCTTGCCTTTTTGTAGTTTGCGCTAATCGCTCTTCATTGCGCTGCTCAATACGCCCTTTTCTTGCTTTTTGTCGAACATCTTGACGAGCTTGCCTACCCTGTAGCCTAGCAACCTTGTCTTCCTTACCTTGCCTTTCAGCTTTTTCAATACGTCTCTGAAGATTAGTATCGTCTTTCCCTGCTTTTACCGCTATTTGATCTTGAGTTGTTTTCAGGCTTGTAAGTCCTAGGTCTATTCTTTGGCTTGTATTTGCCCAATCGCCAGTCTGTCCAATCCTCGAAACATCTACGGGCGGCCCTTTTATAGCCTTAGATTTAATGCTAGGAAGGTTAAAATTAAGTGTTGCCATAGTTTATTTTTTTTATAGCTAATCCTAATGCACGATCTGAATACGTTTTAGGATTTTTTATTAATGGTATTTCTTCTTCATCCAAAAGCATTTTATACATACGTGTAATCATTTGCCTACATCTGAATGAAGTTTTATATATGTGATACTTTTGTGTTGTATGATTTCTTTTGCGCCACACGCTCACCCAGTCTTCTTTTAAAAGTCTATTCCATCTTTTATTATCCCAACTGTATGCAAGCACTCCGGACTTATAATCGTTTTTAGTAAAATGATCCAAGCAGTCGAAGTATATTAAAAGTTCTAAGTCTGCTTCTTGTAAACCGTGTGTTTTAGCGGTCCATTTTCTAATTACGCGGTAATGCTTTAGAATATTTAAAGAACGTAAATCAGATGCCTCTAAATGCCTCATACAACTATTACTACATCTTGCGCTTTTATGACATTATACATATCGCCTTCAAATTCTATTTTGTGGCCCGCGTGGCGGTCGTAATATATAACATCATTATTCTTTATAGCCTGCACGTCTTCGCCAGCTGATATTACTTTTGCTTTTGCATATCTAATATCTTCCCTTTGCTTTTCTGCTAAAAGTAAGCCGCCCTTTGTTTCTTTCGCGCCTTGCTTTTCTTTTAATACTATTAAGTTTCTACCTATTGCTTTCATCTCCTACTCTTAAGTTATTGATTACACAA